AAGAGAGACAGCCACCATGAGTATCGACTCAAGCATCGCGGACCTCCTGCAGGGGTCGTCCGGCAAGACCGCAACCTGGAAGAACGTCGGCGACACCGTCTCCGTCGTCATCGAAAGCATCGAACGCCGTCAGGAACGCGATTTCGACACCGGAACCCCGCTGACATGGGACGACGGCAACCCTCGACTCCAGTTCGTGATCACCGGCAAAGCCCCAGTCACCGGCGAACCGGTGACGATCTACACGAAGTACGCGCAGGAGAAGGTCATGCTTGAGACCCTGCGCAAGACAGGACTGCCCGAAGTCGGTGGCGTCCTCGCTTTCACCTGGACTGGCAACGCCGAACCGGTCGGACGCAAGAACCCCGCCAAGCAGTGGGGCTGCAGCTACACGCCGCCATCGCCGATCGCCATGACGGCCGAAGACCTGTTCTGAACCTGATCGCCGTGGAGCCGACCGAACCATCCCCTGACGGTCGGCTCCACGGACCCTCCGACCCGTACACCGAGCTGCGCGGGCTGTTCGACGAACGGGATCGCACCGACCTTGAGCGCACCGAACAGTGGGCGCTCGCCGAAGCCCGACACAACGACCGACTCCGCACCGCCGGCCAACGCCTTGCCGAGGCCCTCGCCTCACTTCGAAGCGTCGCCAACTCCGACCAGATCGACGCCCTGCTCAACGTCTGGCGTCACGCACAGACCAGATGACCTCGCATCCGCCGGCCCTTCATGGGGTTGTGGCCGGCGGATGCACACCCTCACCCTCACGGAGCACACCTTGAAAGACATGCAGACAGTCTTCGACGACCTCGGCTGGCTCTTCCACGAGAACGCCACCGAGTTCGCCAACTCAGCCGCCAACCGCCTGGACTCACTGGCGGTCGGTGACATCGGCGACGACCGAGCCGCAGCCCTGGCGATCCTCCCGCTGGCCGAAGCCGCCACCTCGATCGCCCACAGCCTCAACCACATCGTCGGCCTCCTCGAGGTCATCGCCGAAGGGCAGGCGACCCGATGAGCGACCTGCACCTGCTCATCACCCGCCGAGGCAACCAGTTCGTCCTCGAACTCACCCACGGCGCCGACCGAGTCCCACTGTCGTTCTCACCCTCGGTCGAAGACGTACGAGCCAGCGCCCGTGGCATCTCGGCATGGACCGTTGATGAACACACCGGCCGGACCATCGGCATCCTCGATCGGAGCGGAGTCGAATGACCGTCAACAGCCTCGGCTGCCGTCAGCACGCCGTCCACGACTGCGGCTGCCCCGGCTACCCATCACTCCAGACCGCCCTGCGCGACTGCGGCCGTGACTGCATCGACTGGCGCCACACCGAACGCTGCCTGCGCTGTCAGGCCGCCGACCTGATCGACCGCTACAAGAAACGCTCCGAGCGGTACCTCGAGCGCATCATCGAGCTGCAGGAGACCATCGAGGATCTGTCGCCACCCGCCGGATACATCTCGGTCCATGTCCCCGTCGAGACCGTCGAACGCATCGTCGAGACCGACCGGATCTTCCATGCCCTTGACCCGATCCGGGACGCAGCCCGACGCGCCTGGGGGGTTGAATGAGCGCCCACGGAACCATCAGCCGCTACAACAACTATCGCTGTCGCTGCGACGACTGCCGGGCAGCGATGAACGCCTACCGGCGCGCCTACAAGATCCGCAGGAAACAGGGCGCACCGATTCGCCCCTACCGGCGCCTGGCTGATCGACTCAACAAGCCCGAGCACGGCCTGACCCGCTACCGACTGCACAACTGCCGCTGCACCGTCTGCATCGCCGCCAACCGCCAGCAGCTCGCCGATGTCGAAGCATGGAAGCGTCGGGCCAAGCGTGCCCCCATCGGCCCGCTGCTTGAGCGCGCAGCCTCGGTCGCCGGTCGAGACCTGCGAACCATGAGTCACCGAGACATCGGCAACGCCTGTGGCGTCGATCAGGCCCAGATCACCAGGTGGATCAACGCCGGCTCCCTGCCGTTCATCAACGCCGAGAAGATCGCCATCCACCTCGGCTGGCACCCCGCCGGGATCTGGGGCGTCGACTGGTACCTGATGGAGGACGCGGCGTGACCGACACCCTCACCGCCGCCCTGGACTACGCCGGCCACGGGCTGCGAGTCCTGCCGATCATGCCCGGCGGCAAACGCCCACCGATGGCCGAATGGCAGAACGCCGCGACCACCGACCCGGAGATCATCACCAGTTGGTGGACCGGGCTGTATGCCGGCTACGGCCTCGGGATCGCCACCGGTAGAGCCTCGGGCATCTTCGTGCTCGATGTCGATGTCTCCGACGGCAAGGCCGGCGACGAGACGTTGCGGGAACTTGAGATCGCCAACGACTGGCTGCCGGCCACGGTCAGCGTCATCACCGGCTCCGGCGGCTGCCACTACTACTTCCGGTTCCCCGCCGACTTCGAGGTCCGCAACGACGCCGGCAAGCGGCTCGGACCAGGACTCGACATCCGAGGCGAAGGCGGACAGGTCGTCGCCCCACCCACGGTGCACCCGATCACCGGACGCACCTACGAATGGGAGGACGGCTGCGGGCTCGGCGAGATCCCGATCGCCGATGCCCCCGACTGGCTGCTCGCGCTCCTGCGACCGGTGGTGCCTGACATAACGCCGCACGTTATGCGGACCGAAGCCAGCGGCGAGGACGACGGCCCCGCCAAGCGCTACAACGACCGCACCAACTGGGTGGACCTGCTCAGCGCCGATGGGTGGACGCTCAGCCACACCGACCGCAGCGGCTGCCAGCACTGGACCCGACCCGGCAAAGACCCGAAGGACGGCACCTCGGCGACGGTGGGTTACGAGGGTCGCGACATCCTGCGGGTGTTCACCTCGAGCATCGCCGGCCTCGACGAAGGCGCCTACAGCCGGTTCGGCTACACCGCTGCAATGCGGCATCACGGCGATCGGTCAGCGTTCGCCACCGAGCTGCTGCGCGGCGAGATGGGGCCGGTCGATCGATGGGTCGACTCGGTCCCGATGATCGGATCCACACCGACGACCGAACTGCCCGACCCGATCCCTCTCGGCAGCCCCTATCGAAGCGGACCCGAGTTCCCGCTTGACTGCCTGCCCGACTGGATCGCCGACCAGTGTCGTGAGGTCGCCCACGCTTTCCAGGTGCCAGTCGATCTGCCGGCCATGCTGGCGATCGGCGCCCTGTCGACAATCTCGACAGGGCGCGTGCGGGTCAACCTCACCGGCTCGGCATGGAGCGAGCACCTCAACCTCTACCTGGTATCAGCCATGGCACCGGGTACCGGCAAGTCGCCCGTGTTCAAGGTGATGACCAAGCCGATCGGCGAGATCGAGCGCCAGAGCATGGAACACGCCCGACAGATTGGGCGCGAAGCGCAGGCCGATCGCCAAGTTGCCGAACGCAAACTTGCAGAGGCATCGAGGGACACGACTGATAAGGCTAAGACGAAGATCGCAGACGCCCTGAAAGACCTCGACAAAGTCCCCACACCGCCGGCCGGTCGACTCGTCGTCGAAGACATCACACCCGAAGCGCTCGTCGAGGAGCTCGCCGCCAACGCCGGCCGCCTCGCCATCATGTCCAGCGAAGGCGGAGTCTTCGACATGATGGCCGGGCAGTATTCCGAGCGGGGAAAAGCCACCAACCTCGCCATCTACCTGCAGGGCTGGAGTGGAGACCCGGTGCGTCGCAAGCGCACCAAAGGCGAAGAGTCCCGAATCGACGAGGCGCTCCTCAGCGTCTGTGTCACCACCCAGCCCGGCGTCGTCGCCAGCCTCGGCGGAAACCGGGAACTGGTGACCAAGGGTGTGCCGGTTCGGTTCATGTTCTCCGTTCCACCAAGCCTGGTCGGCTATCGGGACCGCTCTCGGGTGTTCACCATGATGAGTCCCGAAGTCGCCGAGACCTACACCGAGACCATGCAGTGCATCGGCCGGCGACTCCTAGCGAACCAACATCCAACCGTCGTGCAGCTCACCGCCGACGCCGCCGAAGCGTTCGTCGACTGGGACCAGCACCTCGAGCAACGCCTGCGCCCCGGAGGTGACCTCGCCGATCGAGCCGAATGGGCAGCCAAACTGCGCGCCTCAGTGCTGCGAATGGCCGGGCTGCTCCACGTCGCCGACATCGCCGCCATCGGAGAGCGCTCACCGTTCGGAGAGATCGGCATCGCCACGATCGCCCGAGCCATTGAGATCGGCGGCTACTGGCTCGATCACGCCGATGTCGTCGAGCGCATGTGGTCCGAAGATCACGTCATCGCCAAAGCTCGCAGCGTCGTCGCCTGGGCAATCGAACAGGGCGGCGAGTTCTCACTGCGAGACCTGTTCGTCGCCAAGCGTGGCAGTTTCCCAACCGCCGACGACACCGTCGACCCGATGCAGTTGCTCGTCGACCGACACTGGATCGTCGCACTCCAGGACGGACCGGTGCGTGTCTCAGGTCGAGGAGTTCCGTCTCAGCGCTTCATCGTGCGCCCCGACGCCAGCAACTGGATCGCAACCATCGACGCGCAACCCGCGCAACTTATCCACAGCGACGACACCGAAAGCGTCAAAAACGGCGAGGGCTGGGGAAAAGTTGCGCGGGTTGAGATGGTTGCGCGTAAGAGCGGAAATAAGAACTACCTACCTATATCCCCATCTGAGCCTCCGTGTGAATCCCACGCGCAACCCGCGCAACCCGCGCAACTACCAACCGGCACCGAAGCTGCACTCTTCCGCCCATTCTGAACAGGAGACCCACATGAACCGACACTCCATACCTCGAGACCTCGGCGAGATCGCCAGCCGCCTCGTCGAGATCCGCCGCCACATCGACGCCACCCTCGGCGAGCTGCGCGACTCCCAGCCCGGCTACCCCACCTCCACCGTCGGTGGTGGTGCACCACAGCTCAGTGCCGATGGCAAGCCCGCCGGCCTCGATCGCTACCTGAACCATCCCGACCCGGCGGCCACCGACCTGCGGACCCTGACCGCAGTGGTGGCGAGGATGCGGACCGACGTGACGACCCTGCACTCCATCGTCACCACCTGGACCGCCAAGCCCACCACCGACGACGGCGAGCCGACCCGAGGATGCGAGTGCCAGGTCTGCACCCGATGGGTCGCCAACACCGAAGCGGACCGCCTTCGTGCCGGCCTCTGCATGGCGTGCTACAAGGACTGGCGACGGGCGATCGACGACAACCCGTGGATCGAGCGCAGCCTGTGGGCGCACCAACGTCGGCGTCGTCTCGCCGATGAGATCGAGCCCACCCCCTGATCTGGTGACATGGTGACAGCCTCGATCCCAAGAAACTTGGGGCTAACTGTTGTGGATGGCGTTACGCCATGGGATCATCTGGTTCCATCGGCGTCGTGTGCGAAAGCACCGGCGCCTTCTGCATTCACGGCGCACACACATCAGGTGACCCGATGAGACGACCCTGCATCGACTGCGGCCGCCTCACCGAACGATCCACACGCTGCGCCAACTGCGAGTCGCTGCGCAACATCCAACGACATCGACGACGCACGCACTACCAAGGCGACTACCGCAAGAGGGCAGCGCAGGTGCGTGCCAACGCAACACACTGTTGGATCTGCGGCGACGGACCTCGAGCAGACGACCCATGGCAGGCCGACCACCTGATACCAGGTGCGATCGATTCTCCGCTGCTGCCCGCCCACCGGTCCTGCAACGCATCGCGAGGCAACAAGCCCGCATCCTGATTCATGCATGACGATGCATCGGCCCCCCGATTTTTTGGGTGAGCCGATGTTCGCAGCGCCCGCCATAACCCTTCCGTGTGCAGTCGCGAAACCCTCAAAGCCTTATGTTTATGCACGAAAGGTGCATGATGCCCGTAGGACGCCCACCGAAACCGACCGAACAGAAGCGGAAACTGGGCAACCCCGGCAAGCGCCCACTCCCCAACGGCTCGGCCCTGGTCGCGGTCGCTGCGATCACGCCGGAACCGATCGACCTTGATCCGACGGCGACACTTTCCGCCGTGCTCGAGGCCGGCAAGGCATGGCTGGCCGCCTCGGACTCGCTCGCCTGCGTTCTGCTGCGCGAGTCGATCGAGGAGCGCGCCGCGCTGCGGGAGCTGGTCATGCAGACCCAGGGCAGCGACGCTCGCAAGGCCCTGCGCGATCTGGACAAGCAGATCATCTCGCAACTGTCTCAACTCGGATTCGATCCTGCAGCGCGAAGCCGTCTCGGCCTCGCCGAGGTCAAGGCGGCGTCAACCCTCGAGAAGTTGCGCCAGAACCGTGGCAGCTAGGACGACGGGCTGGCCGCCGCGCTGGATCACCCTCAACCCGAACGCTCGGACACGCACTCGCGGCCCTGAGGTGTCTGAGTTCATCAACACCTACTGCCGGATCACCAAGGCCTCGATCGGTGGCGACGCCGGCGAACTAATCACGCTGCGCCCCTGGCAACTCAAGCTCCTCGATGGCCTCTTCGCCGAGGACAAGGGCGGTCGACTCAAGCACCGCTCGGCGCTGATCGGCATGCCCCGCAAGTCGGGCAAGTCCGCACTCGGGGCCGGCATCGCGCTCTACTCGCTGTTCTGCGGCGACACCGGCGGCGAGGTCTACAGCTGCGCCGGCACCAGAGATCAGGCCCGCATCGTGTTCGGCACCGCTCGCCGCATGATCGAGCTCGACCCGGAACTGGCTGGCATGTCCAAGCTGTACCGGGACGCCATCGAGATCCCCGACACTGGCTCGGTCTACCGGGTGCTGTCCCGTGAGGCCGGCACCTCGGAGGGCCTGAGCCCGACCGCTGTCATCTTCGACGAGCTGCACGTGCAGCCCGACGACGAGATGTACAACGTGATGCAGCTGGGCTCGGCGGCCCGCCGTGAACCGCTCAACGTGGCGATCACCACCGCAGGCTCAAGGACCGACAGCCTCGGTCGCGACTCGATCTGCTACCGGCTCTACCAGCACGGCACCAAGGTCGCCTCCAAGGAGATCGCCGATCCATCGTTCTTCTTCGCCTGGTGGGAACCCAGAGCCGGCGCCGAAGCCGATCACACCGATCCGAAGGTGTGGGCCGAGTCCAATCCGGGCTTCGGCGATCTGAACTCCCGTGAGGACTTCGAGTCCACGCTGGTTCGCACCCCGGAGGCGGAGTTCCGCACCAAGCGCACCAACGTGTGGGTGGTCGGTTCGCAGGCGGCACTGCCCAATGGGGCGTGGAACCGCTGCGCCGCCCCGGACCGTGAGATCGACCCTGAGGTGCCGGTGGTGCTGATGGGCGACGGCTCCTGGTCTGGTGACTCCACCGGCATCGTCGCCATCACCGTCGAGGACCGCCCGCACATGTGGGTCGTCGGGCTGTGGGAGAAGACCGAAGAGTCATCCGAGTGGCGTGTGCCGGTCGCCGAGGTCGAGCAGACCTTGCGTGACTCGGCCCGGTCGCTCGGCGTGATCGAGATCGGGATGGACCCGTACCGCTGGCAACGCTCCATGCAGGTGCTGTCCGATGAAGGCCTGCCGATGGTCGAGTACCCGATGGGGTCGGTCGACCGGATGGTCAAGGCTTGGAAGTTGTTTTACGACTCGGTGCTGGACCAGACCTTCACCCATGACGGTGATCCGAGGTTGGCCCGGCATGTCGAGTCGATGGTGCTGAAGTTGGATGCCCGTGGGGCTCGCCCCACGAAGGAGACCAAGAACAGCACCCGTCACATCGATCTCGGTGTGTGCGCCGTGGCCGGCCTTGACCGTGCCGTGTTCAATGCGACCGCAGCACCGCCGGTGGATGTCGTGTCGCAGATCTTCTGACCCTCACCCTCGGAGGTGGCTGCTATGCGTCGTGCCCAGGTCATCTCCACCATGGTTGAACTTGTCGGGATGTGCGCTGTCGTCGCAGGAGCAGCGTTCATCTACTGGCCGGCCGCAGCGATCCTCGGGGGCTTGTGCCTCATGGTGATCGGCTATGCGCTCGGCGTTGATTCGGAGGCTTCGTGAGTATCCTGCGTGGCCTTTCGGCCGAACGTCGCTCGAGCGCTGGTCA